CCTCGTTGCGCGGGTGCAGGGCAATCAGGCCATGGGTCTGCGGGTACTGGCGACGCAGCCATGAGAAGAACGTGATCTGCTCGGCAGACTCCGGCGGGCAGTCGCCGCGGTAGTTGGTGTCGCCGTATACGGGAAGCCAGTCGGGGAACTTCATGCGCTATCCACCTCGTCGTTAAAGTCCACCACCCGATAGAACCGCGAGTCGCGCTCCTTGTGGTACGTCACGGTCTCGGGCGGTTGCTCGCCGCTTTTCGTGGCCCGCCGCCATTTGGCGTACTCGCGCTGCGCTTTCTCCGCCTTGCTGGTGGGCGTGTACCAGACGGTGAAAGACCGGTATGGCGTGGTAAACGTGCAACGGATCACCTCGTTGCCCGCCCGGCTTAGGGTCATGTGGTGCTGCATGTCCAGAACCTCGTCAGTCTGGACGTTGTGGGGGTCGCGCTTGTACGCGGCGAACTCAGCGCGCAGCTTTTCGTTGGGGTCAACCAGCTCGGCCTTGCAGGACGTGCAACGCTTCGCGGCAATGTCATTGGGCTCACCGCACTGCAAGCAGTCTTTGCCCGTCCACCGGTAGTCGCACCGGACGTACCCGGTGCCCTCGCGCACCATCCCGTAGCACCGCCGCCCATAATGCGCGGGCATCGGGCCATCCTCGGTCTCAACGCGCTCGCCTGACAGGTCAACAAAATAGCCGTTGTCGTCAATGTCAAAGTTGTCCGGGTTCGGGCGCGCGCGGAACGACTGCGGCGCTTTGCAGTGCGGGCACTCCACGGCTACTGATTCTGCCTCGCCCGAAGACTGGTGCGCTTTGATCTCCGGCGCAAACAGATCGCCATCCGGGCAGTGCCGCTCGACGTTCTCGGCGTAGTCCAGCACCAGGCAATCGTGCTTGCCATCGTCGATCCGAAGCCCGCGGCCGATCATCTGTTGCAGCAGCGACACCGATTCCGTCGCACGCAGTAGCGCCACCACGTCAATATGCGGCGCGTCAAACCCGGTGGTCAGGACGGCGACGTTGACCAGGTACTTAATCCGCTGCGCCATGAACTCGGACAGGATCCGCTTGCGCTCGCCCGCGCTTGTCTCGCCAGTCACGCAAGCGGACAGGCCCGGCGGCAGGGACGCCATTACCTCGTCAGCGTGCTGGCGCGTCGCCGCGAACAGCAGCACGCCCCGCCGGTCGGCCGAACGCGCCACCACGTCGGCAACGATCCGGCTGGTCTTTCGCCCATGCCCGTGATATGCCTGGTCAACCTCCGCTTTGCCGAACCGCCCCTGCCGGTTGGGCTGCATGTGCAGGGTGTTGTAGTGCTCGCCGTCCGTCGCGCCGATGACCGGCGGCGCCAGATACCCGGCGTCAATAAGCTCGCGCTCCTGAATGGTATAGACCCGCGCCGTGAAATACGGATCGCGGGCCCGTAGCCCGGTGGGCTTTCCGTGCTCGTCCATCGCGTAGATATAACCCTCACCCAGCCGGTACGGGGTCGCGGACAGGCCCACCACGCGCAGGTTGGGGTTCTGCTCGCGCATGGTTTCAATGATCGAACGAATGGTAGGCGTCAACCCGTGAGCCTCGTCCACAATCACCGCGCAATAGTGGGCGCCAAACCGCCCGATTTTGTTGCGCACCGTGGTGGGCGTACCAAACACAACCGGGTGGCGCAGTGACCGCCCGCCGGCCGATGCGGAAAAGATCGACGCCGGGTTGCCGGTCGCGACGTATTTCTGGCGGTTCTGCTGTACCAGCTCCGCGCTTGGCGCAAGGCACAAGACATGCTTGCCGTTGCTCACCGAGTGCAACCATCTGGCCAGCGCCGCGATGACGTGCGACTTGCCCGACCCAGTGGGCGCGTGGATAACGCACGGGTCAGTCGTGCGGCGCAACCATTGCTGCGCCGCGTTGACCGCTTCCTGTTGGTAGGGTCGCAGGGTCATATCAAACCCCCAGCTCTGCCAACGTTTCATCGTCTACGCCTGGGCCATCTTCCATTGGCGCCCGTAAAGCTTTATTAGAATTTCTTCCGTTAAGTGGAGGTTGAAGGTGACGAATCAGCGCGCCTTCAACACGATTCAGTGAATCTCTTGGAACGTGAATGGCATAAACAGCGTCGAATTCTTTTGACTCACTATGCTGAGCAACCCTCATAGAAGGATTGACGCTTTGCCCTATATAAACAATATTTCCGTCTTTGCATAAAAAGTACACGGACGGAACATATTCACCTATTGGGATTTGCTTAAGCCCTGGCATGTCTTGGATTTCATCAGGCACAAAGTCTTTGTTTGCGCTTTCCCCTATTTTTGCAATACGTAAATTGACATTTACTTGATCTCCGTTACACCTCGTTATTAAGTTACTGCCAACCCATTTCTTTATTTCTGACAGTTGGAAAAAAGGGCCATTGCCGTCGACCATCCAATGTGGCGCAACACCTTCAATCGCCAAATTGACCAAACGTTCTGCATTAACATTGCACTTTTCTGCGACTTCATCTGCGGATTTTAATCCAGGCGGAAACTCAGTTTCATTGGTGTAGTGCGTTATTTCAGACATTTTACCCAAACCTCCACGACACGCTGGCCTTTCCACGGTAGGGCTCAAGATCAACGTCTGGCGCATAATCCTTGACCACCTTCGCGTAGCTCACCGCCCCGGCCTTCTCCACGCGGGTCAACTTCCGCCCGCAAACGTCGGCGTTCTGCTCGCCCGCCATCTGGATAAGCCGCTGCTTAATCTCGCCCATGCGTTCCTTCGCCTGGTCGGCAGCGTCGGCCAGCTCGTCATATTCCTTCACCAACCGCTCGGCCTCTAGCGTGTCGATGCGCTTGCGTTTGGCCTCAAGGTGCGGCTCTGGATCTTCCGCCTTGTAACGCTCCCAAAACTCGTGCATCACCGGCAGGTACTTTTCCAACCAGGCGGGGTCGGCGTGGATGATCTCGTGGCGTGTGCCCGCTGGAGCCCATTGGAAAAAGTGGCAATGCGCCCGCCCGGTGACGTGCATCTGCACTTGCATCTGCGCGTAATAGTGCGGCTGCTCGGCCATGTCTTTGAACGGCACCGGCGCCTCAGCCTTGCGCAGCCCGTAGGGGCATTTGATCTCCAACAGGCCGCCGTCGCTGGTGTACCCGTCGGGGCTGGCGCCCAGCCAATCGCTGCTGGTGACGAACTCAGCCTTTTCAACCGATAGTCCCGTCTCCATTTGGAACTCGGCCCGCGCACCATCCTCGTGGAACTGCCCATACTCGGTCGCGACGTTGCCTTTGAACTCCCGCTCGGCGCCGTGAGCGTCACGAACCATCGCGCGCATCACGTCCTCCGGCCCACGGTTAAGGTCAATACCAAGGATCGCCCCGACGTTTGACCCGGTAACCCGGCCAATGCGCTGCGCAAACCATTCTGCTGATCGTTGTTCTGCCATTTCCTGTTCTCCTGTTAAGAAATGGGGCGCCCCAAAGGGCGCCCGCTGTGGTTATCAGAACGGAATATCGTCATCCAACCCGTCGTCCGCCGCAGGCGCGGCCGGCTCGGCCGGTGCCGGTGCCGGTGCCGCTGGCGCGGCCTGGCCGCCGGACTTGGGCGCCACGCGGGACACCCAGTTGCCGGTTTTCTTCTCGCCCTGCTCAGTCTCCAGCTCCCAAACCTGCAACCTCAGCACCATCGGCTTGTTCGTCAGGCACTTGGTCAGGTTCTCGTCGGTCGGCGATTCACCGCTCGCGACCAGCTTGCCGCCGGCGTTAGCGTCAATGGCCGCCAGCATCCGCTTGGCCTTGTCGGCCTTGTTGGCATCGCCGTCCATCACGCGCACTTTCTGGAACACCTTGCGGTTCTTGTAGTCCGCAGGCTTTAGCACCGTCCAGCGCAGGCTGATGAACTCGTCATCGCCCATCTTGTCCCATTTGGCCTCGTCGCACACGGCCAGAACGTCCGTGTTGGCGGGGATGGGCTCGATGTTGCCACCGCCGGTCTCGAACTCGCCGGTCGTGTCCACGTTGGCGCCGTCTGAAAGATTCCAAAAGCTCATGATCTGCTCCTGTTTTGATTAAAGGCTAGGCACGTAGTCCGTGAGCGGGTTGGCGCCCTCGGCTACTTCCAGGTCATCGGTGATGTGGTAGCGGTTTTTCGACACGTTGCTGGCCGTGGTGTAGGTGGTCAGGATTCGCGTGCCGTCAGAAACCGCTTTCTTGCGCTCCCCGTCGCCCATCGTGTGGGTTTCCAGTTTGAGGTAACCAACCAGATCCACGTCATCCGTGTATGGCGCGACCGAACGCTTGCCGAGTCGCAGGTCAT